TGATAGCGAACCAGCTTACTGAAAAGCAAGCGTCAGAGTTACTTCACAAATCAGGACTGATTAAGTTAAAGGAGAATAAATGGAAGGAACCTTCTGGAGCAATCTTAACAATTAATTGAAACTATTAATTATTATACAATATAAAGAACCGAAAGGACATTAAAGTAATTTCAAACTAAACAATTTTAACAAACTAAACAATTTAAAGGTATGAGCGATTCATTTGACATTTTTAACTTGGGCGTAGAAGACGTAGAAACTCACCAAGTACAAACAAGTAATTCTTCTAACGAAGTTTACAAACCAACAGCCGATGACGGCAAAGACGGAACTTACAAAGCACTAATACGCTTCGTTCCAAATCCAGAGAATCCAAGAAATTCTCTAATTCAAAAATACGTACACTGGTTAACTAATTCTAGTGGTGACGGAAAATTGGTAGATTCACCATCTTCTATAGGTGAAAAGTGCCCAATTGCAGATGTATTCTGGAAACTGAGAAAATCAGATTCAGCAGTAGATCGCAAGTCATCAGAGAAATTAAAGAGACGTCAGCAGTACTATTCTTTAATTAAGATCGTAAAAGATCCACAAAATCCAGAATTAGAAGGTACTTATAAAGTATTCAAATTCGGTTACAAGATCAAAGAAAAAATCGATGCTGAGCTTAAGCCAGATTTCGGTGAACCAACACAAGTATTTGACTTGTTTGAAGGTAAGAACTTCGAATTAATCATTACTCGTCAAGGTGAATATAATAACTATGACAAATCTAAGTTTTCTGCTAGTACTTCTGCAATCTTAATGGGCGATGCTCCTGCAGAAAGAAACAAAGAGACAATGACTGCAATTAAAGCTGAGCTTGAAAATGCACCATCTCTTGTAAACTATGACTATAAGGCATGGGACGAAGATACTAGAGCATTTGTAAATGATGTATTAAGAATGTACTTAAACCCTGGAGATTCTATCTCTGCGATGACAAGTAGTTCTACATCTACACCAAGGAAAGCAACTACAAGTGCAACAGCAACAACTGTAGTTGAAGCAGAGGCACCTGCAAAGACAGAATCAAAACCAGCTGCAGCAGTTAGTACAGATGACGATCTTGATTCTTTCTTGAATGACCTCGACATCTAATAGTAACATAGAGCTAACACAAGAGCTAAAGGAAAGAATAGAGTATGCGCTTATACAAGTAACTACTCAGCAACATTCTAATCCTAACAAGCAATCACTAAAGAGCATGCATGGGCGAATAACCCTTGCATGCCCTTATTGTGGTGATTCGCACAAAGATGATACTGCTAAACGTGGTAACATATTCTGGGACACATTGCAATATCATTGCTACAATTGTAATCACCATACAAATTTACATACGTTTTTAAAAGATCATGACATAACGCTAGCACAAAAAGGTGATTCGTTTACTGTGATTGATTACATTCAACAAAACAAGTTACAGGTAAGAACTGAAAATGTGCTTAAACCTACTTTGTTTGAAGATGTACAAAAACATGCAATAGACATTGATCTATTCAAATCAAAATTTAAAGCCAAGTCTATTGAACCTGGAGAATGGATATGGTTTCAACTCAAAGATAGATTATTACATAAGAGATCAGATGAATTCTTGTATTCTGCAAAAGAACATCGTTTATGGATTTTAAACCTAAGTAGAGATAATAAAATTATAGGTGCACAAACTAGAAGAATGAAAGGATATGGACAAAGATACCTTTCATATGATCTGCCTAAGTTATATGAAGAAATGGGACAGCCGCTACAAGTAAGTGAAGCTGAATCTAATTCGTTAGCAAAGATCTCTACTCTTTTTGGCATCATGACCGTTACGTTTACAAGACCTGTAACAATGTTTGAAGGTCCATTAGATGCTAAGTTTATGACAAATTCTCTAGCGCTGGCAACAGCCGGAAGATCTACTGAAGAGTTTGACGAGATAGAAACGGTAAGATATATGTTTGATAACGATGATACTGGTAGGAAAAAGATGATAGAGAAATTAAAGAAGGGTAGACCGGTCTTCATGTGGTCTAAATTTCTAAAGGACAGTAATTTAGATACATATAATATCAAAGATCTTAATGATTTGATGATTAAATGTTTTGAACTAAAGTCTAGCGCTTTTAAGAATATAAACAATTATTTTACATCAAGTCAATTAGACCTATGGTACATTTAGAAGAATTAACATTTATGGTTGAAGAAAACCTAGAAGATTTTTATAACGACAGAGACCGATTTAAAGGGCATAGACTACTCATAGACTTTGAGGCAGTAGAAATTCCTGATGAGCCGAATACACCTGATATTGAGTTTAGTAAGCCTAAATTTAAGAAAAGACAAACAACTTCCAAGCACATCAAACCAGATCCTAACAAAAAATCACTATTTTAAATGAGCACCAATAAAGAAAAAATATTAGCACTAGACGAAAGATTAAGTTCTCAAAGAACAAGCTGGTCAAAGAATATAAAAGATCTTGCTCAAGCACTTAGAGATATTAATGCTATGGAATCAACTATTTCAGGCGTGTTATCTTCAAGACAAACTATGGTAGAACAAATAGCATATTTGAATACCAAGGTAAGAGAGCAAAAAAACAATATAAATTCCAGGTGGAGAGAATCATATATCAAATATTTTGAGTATGACTACAAGCTTGGTGAGAAACAAAAAGAACGTTTTATTGAAAACGATCTAGTACAAGAACATACAAAATTATCCCTTTTAGAAAATCAATTAGATTTTATGAAAGAATCGGTAAAAACCCTAGATAATATGGGATTTGCCATTAGAAACAGGTTGGCACTTAAAGACCTGTAACTATAAATAAAAAGTCCCATTAAATGTGGAACTTAGTTTAACAGAAAATAGACAGTTGCTGCGTATTGACGACGCAACTGAAATGGAGCTAGAACAACTTAATATTTCGCTTAACAAGAGAATTGAATCATGGAGATTTAATCCACTAGTTAAGAAGGGATTATGGGACGGTTACATATCATATATAAAGGATGACAAATGGATTCCGTCTGGTCTATGGAGAGAAGTCATGACTATCTGTAAAGAATACGGATATGAACTTAAATTAAATGGCATAACTGTCTTATTTGACACTGAAATAAACCAGGAAGAGTTTACAGAGTGGGCCTTGAAATTCTTTGACAAATCAGAAATAACACCACGCGACTATCAAATAGAAGCAGCGTATAACATCCTTAAATTTAGAAAATGTTTATCAGAGCTTGCAACTTCTGCAGGTAAAACATTAATATCATTCTTAACAGTAGCATATCAACTAGAGAAAAAGAAATCAGAAAGAATTCTTTTTATTGTACCTAATGTTTCACTTGTTGTACAAGCTAGTGAAGATTTCTTAGATTATAATTATAGGAATGCAGTAGATATAAAGGTACAACAAATCTATTCAGGTCAAAAGATTAGAGCTGGTAGAAATGTAGTAATTGGTACTTATCAATCACTTGTTAAAAAGAATAAAGAGTATTTTGAACAGTTTGACGCAGTGATCATTGATGAAACACATAAAGCTAAATCAACTTCAATTAAAACAATCTTACAAAAGTGCGTAAACGCTACTTATAGATATGGATTATCAGGTACCATTCCTAAAGCGGGTACTATAGATAGGCTTACTTTAATGGCATACACTGGACCACTAATTACAGAGGTTTCTGCAAATTTCCTACAAAACGAAGGACACATCGCAAAATGTAAAGTTAAAGTAATTAAAATGGATTATGCTCCTCAATCTACAAAGGACGCATTTAGAGAAATGTCACAAAATAGGTATGAAAGTAAAGATGTATTCAAATTTGAGCAAAACTATGTTATTAATTCCGAAGGGCGTCTTAACTTCATTTCAAACATTATATCCAGAGTACGAGGTAATAGTCTTGTTCTTTTCCATAGGATCGAACATGGCAAAAAATTATATGCTAAACTTAGGCAAGAGAGTGACAAGACAATATACTATGTTGATGGTGGAACTGAAACCTCAATTAGAGAAGAATACAAAAAGAAAATGGAAGCAAACGCAGATGTAGTTATTGTTGCATCATACGGTACATTCTCAACAGGTATTTCTATTAAAAGAATACACAATATTTTCTTTACGGAATCTTTTAAATCAGAGGTTGTAATTAGGCAGTCTATTGGTCGTGGATTAAGACAACACAGCTCAAAGGACAGTGTAAATATTATAGATTTCGTAGATGATTTATCATCACCGGATTGGGATAATTACCTTATGAGACATGCTAAAGCAAGGCAAATTATCTATAAAGAACAGAAGTTTGTATACGACATAAAAAATGTGTCGTTTGAAGGAGATATATAATAAAATAATCATAATGAAACAAATACAACCATAATGGAAAAACTACAATCATTTGAGCAGTTTGCAAAAATAAAAGTTGACAACGACAAGGCTCAAGTACAAGAAGAACAGAACGCAAAAAGAGAATCTGAGGCGCATACGTTTAAGACTTTGTTAGCAGAGTTTGATGTTACTTCTGTCAAAGAACTATCAGAAGAGCAAAAAAACAAATTCTTTACTCAATTAAGAGGCGTTGAAATGAACGAAGCTTTCTTGATTATAGAAGGAACACGAGGCCAATTCGGTAGAATCGACAAAAGAGGTAATATTGAATCGGTATATACTCATTATGATTCTTATCCAGAAAACATGTTACCGCTTATCAAGAAAACATATTTAAAAGGTGGTTCACCACTAAACATGGTTCTTAAAAACGGAGATAATTCAGGCTTAGAAGCTGATCCAAGTGGAATGAACTACTATGGAGACTCTGATAACATGAAAGGTAACGTTAAAAACATTGACAGATATATTTCAACTGCAGGTGATAAAGGCGGAGCAGAATTCATTTACCTTTTTGATGAAAAATCAGGAAAGTGGTTAATGGCAGATATTTATGCAGGTGATAAAGACTTAAAACCAGCATTTGAATCAGTGGTTAATGAATCTATTCAAGTAGAAGGTAAGAGAGATGCCAAAAAGGTTTTAACTCAATATAACCAAATATTCTTTAAGAAATTAACTGCACTTGGTGCCGCTAACGATAAAAAGACTTTATTAGGATCTATTAAGAAATTATTCATGGATGCAATGGAAGATGCTAATTTCCACAGAGAAAGAGAAAAGTGTGCAAACGCTATTAAAGGAAATATCGGTGCAATTCCAGTAATTGTTGACGGTTTAGGTAAAATGGCAGTAAACATTGGATCAACAAGAATTAAAGATGCATTAGAAAAAGAATATTCTAGAATTTCAAACGCAGCTGGATGGTCAGGTCAAGGTATTGCAGAAGGTACTGCATTATTCTTAGAGCAAATCGGATTTGCTAAAATGGGACAAGATTTATTAGATAGATTTAATTCTTTCTTTGAAGGTGAAGTTAAAGATAACTTTGAGTTTAGAATGTTCGAATCTATCAAATATGCAGAGGCTGTACTAGAAGCAACTGTAGTTATGGATGCAATGGATCCAGGTTCAAATGTATTAAGAAAATTACTTAAGAAACATAAAGTTACAATGGAAATCATTGATAACGACGGACCATCTGGATGGCCAGAAGTTGAATTAACAGGAGACAGAAAAAATCTTGAAAAGGTACTAGCAGATGAGAATGGTTGGGACGACCCAGGTTTAGCAGAATACATTGAAGAATCTAACGGAACTTATACAGCTAAAGTTAAATCTTTAAATGAAGCTAAAAATGACTTAAAGGTTGGAGATACTGGTATCGACTATAACGACAATGTTGTAGAAGTTGTAGAAATTGGTAAATTTGACAAAGTAGCAAAAAGCTTTAAAAAGCAAATGAAAGCAGATGCTGAAGATTATGGATATGAAAAATCAGCTGGTGATTTTTATCTTACTAAAAACATTGAAGCAACTGAAGGTAACGTTGGTGATTTAGCAATATATCCAGTAAAATATGATATGTCTAATTATTGGGGACTTGATCCAATTAAAGAGTCTCTAATTGCTGAAGCAGAAGTTACTTCAGATGAAGAATTTAAAGAGTATGCATTTTCTGTATTACAAAAAGCTTTCGGAGATGATTTTGACGAAGCTAAAGCACAGGAAGTAGTTGATGGATTAATTTCTAAAAACTCAGGAGATTATGGCGCTATGGTTGGTGCTTTAAAATCATCACTAGGGTAAAAACAATATATAAACCAGGGAGCATAATACTCTCTGGTTTTTACTTTCAAATAATATGAAAATATATACAACTTTTAGTACATTTATAACCGAGCGTCTTCATTTAGGAGAATCTAATCTTATATTAGAAGGTGGAGCGGCTGGACACATGTCACACCCCTTTGATAATAGATCTTTAACATTTGGTGACTTTAAAAAGCTTATAGAATCAGGGTTAAGTGGAGAACTTAATTTTGAAGAAGATCCTACTGAAAAAACAGATGGACAAAACTTATTCGCAACAGTAAAGGACGGCCAAACAATGTTTGCAAGGAACAAAGGTCAAATGAAAAATCCACTCGATCTACCGGGTATCATTAAGATGTTTACTGGTCACGCTTCAAAACTAGTGGAAGAAACGTATATATTTGCAGCTAAAGATTTGGCTGATGCATTACCAAGAATTAAAGATCAATCAATGTTTGCAAACGGATTAAACTTCGTTAACATGGAGTTGATATATTCTAAGAACCCTAACGTGATATACTATGACAGAGATGTTATTCAATTTCATAATATAGTTGAAACTGATGGAGAAGGTAATCAAACAGGAACTCAAAACTTAGCCACTGAATTAGTAGGAGCTTTAAAAGAATTAAAGAAAGATGTTCAAGATACATTTACTATAATTCCGCCACAGGTATTAAAGATTGCCAAGGATATTAACTTTGAAGCCAATAAAGTAAAATTCATTAAACAAGTAGAAGCATTAAAGAATCGTTATAATTTAACAGATGCAGACGAAGTATCTCGATATCACGAAATGTGGTGGAGAGAAACAATAGACACAAATTTCCCTGATCTAGAACAAAATCACAAAGAAGGTTTATTATTAAGATGGGCATATGGTGACAAGAAGACATTAAACTTAAGGTCATTAGACAGCGCTATCGGTAAAGATAAAGCAGCCTTAGTTAAGAAATTTGATAAAGAAGATGTTAAAAAGAAATATAAAGAAAACATTAGACCTTTCGAGGATTTATTCTTAGAACTAGGATCAGTTATTCTTAAAAATGCAAGTAATTTTGTAGCAGCATCACCAGATAAAGAAATGCAAAGGTTACACAATCAAATTAGAACTGAAGCAGATAAAATTAAAAAATCTGGAGGCGTTGATCAAATCAAAAAGGTAGAAGCTGAGCTTGCAAGATTAGAAAGAATAGGTGGAATAGAATCTATTATACCAACTGAAGGATTAGTCTTTAAATATAAAGGACATACTTACAAATTAACAGGTACCTTTGCTGCTATTAATCAGCTTATGGGTATCATAAAATACGGAAGATAATGGCACTACAAAACCTAAAAACATATTTTGAATCTAGTAACGTTAATGACTTTAGAGAGTTATTAACTTCTACATGTGTTGTAACAGAAAAAGTACAAGCTTCTAGCTTTCATGTAAGAAGAGAAGACGCTGGTAAATTTGAGTTCTTTAAAAGTGGTTCAAAAAGGTCGATGGATAAAGTAGATAGAACACTTGTTAAGTATTATGAAAATGCAATAAATCATTTCAAAACTATTTCAGATGCAGCAAAGAATGAAATGCCAAACGACTGGAAATTTGGATTTGATTACATGACAGATAAAAAAACGATAGACATCGAATATGATCTGCTTCCAAAGAACAATCTAATATTAACACATATACAAGTACTTAATGCCGCAGATCCTACTAGAGTTAAAAAAGTAATTAGAGATCCTAAGATTCTTCAGAAATGGGCAGCTAAATTAGAAGTACAAGAAATATCTATTTTATTTGAGGGTCAATTAGCCTCTAATCAAAAAGACGATTTAATAGATTTGCTTTCTTTAGGCGAATCTGAATTCAAAATCAAATTCGAATCACAGTCATTTACTAGGGCAATATACAACATATTTGATAACGGTAGAAACAAATCTGCATTAAATTTAGATCTAGACAAAGAAATAGACGCATTAGTTATAAATGTATATGAAGGTAGAAATCCTAAAAGTTTTAAATTAGAAAGATTTGATAGGATTGCACCAGAGCCTAGAAAACCATCAGACATGTATCAAATATCAATTTTAGATCTTGTTGAGTTTTTAACAGAGTTTGATATATCAGACATTGAGTTAAAGGAAGAGGATGCAGATCTAAGATATGTAGAACTAATGTCATCTATATTTAATGCATATGTAGAGAAACACGCTACTAAATACGTAGGTGCTGATTTTGATTCAGCAGATTTTGCAGAAGGTGAAAACTTTGAACTTAATACAGCATATATGTCTAATGAGAAAACGATTTCATTAGTACAAAATAAAGTGTTATCAGAATTATTTAAAATAGCACTAGGTTCTTTTAGAAAAAAGAGAAACAAAGAAACTACTATTATAAATGCAGACCTTATGTCTCAAATTAATAGTATAGTTGAAGAAATAGAAACTATTGTAATGGGAAAAACAAACGAAAAAGATGTTATGGATTTTACTAGATATTTATTGAATCAGAAATTATCAGGTGACGTAAGTCCAATAATGGAAGGATTAACAGTTGACTACCCAGATCAAGGCAAGAAATTAGTAAACATGTTCGTTGGACGTTTTCAGCCATTCACATTAGGTCACGCTAAAGTAATAGATACAATTAGTAAACAAAACGGCCATCCTGTTGTAGTGTTATTGATCAAATCAAAAACTAGGAAAAAAGAGGATGCATTCAAAAGACCTTATGATGAGGAAACTCAATTAGCAATGCTTAACAAACTAAAGTCTAAATATCCAATAGAAAAAGTCTATATCTTGGATAGAGCAGCTATCGATTACATGTTTAACGCAATGAGAGGTGACGGTTATGAACCAGTACTTTGGGGAACAGGAACTGACAGGATGAAAAACTACGGATTTCAAGTTGATAAACCAGAATATAGAGAATCATTAAACTGTAGAGAAGATTTCGGTTTATTTGAAATTCCTAGATCAGGTAAAAATATTTCAGCTACACAAGTTAGAAACGCAATGTTAGACGGAGATGAGAAGACATTTAAAAAATTAACACCTAAGCCAATTCATGGAATGTATGATGAGCTAAGAACTAAATTAGAAGTTTCAATGGGTGTTGCAGAGTCTAAATTCATGACATTTGAACAGTTTGTCAAGAAAGACTAATATATAGTATAAGAATATAAAATATAAATAACAAAAATGAAAAAATTTGATGAATTTATTGGCGAAGGTAAAATCACTCTAAAGAGAAGATATACTGAAAACCATCCAGCAGTTACTGCAGGAAGTCACGCAAAAATAAGAAACACTGTTTTAGAAGCAATTGCTGATGGAACATTAACTCAAGAAGAATTTGACAACATCTTAAAAGAAATGTCAAGCGATTCAGGTAGATGGATGAGAAGAAATTCCAAGTATTTTAGTGTCAGTGAAGCTGGCATTTCTCTTTCTAAATTTGGACAAAGAGTATTAACAACAATCAATATTTCTGAAGAAGTAGCTGAAGAAGAAGTTGAAGAAGGTAATGCTTTCGGAGATGCAGTTACAAAAGCCAAAGAAAATGGAGACAAAGAATTTGAATTCGATGGGAAAACTTATCCTGTAAAAGAAGGTAGAGGGTTTGTTGCGGCAGCTAAAAAAGCAAAAGACGCAGGTGAAAAAGAATTTGAATTTAACGGTAAAACTTACCCTGTTCTAATTAAAGAAGAAACAACTGTATTTGAATCATTTCAATCATTTGTTGATAATTTAAACGAGGCTTTTGGTTCAATGAAACTTTCTAAGTTATTCACAAGCACAAGAGGCAAAGTTGATAAATCATTAGCAGGCGCATTTTATGGTAAAACTAAAGTTGCTTTAGATAAAGTACAGGATGAAGATCTTATTGATACTGATCCAATGACAGCGTACAAGGCAAAACAAACAAACACTATTGTTTTTTATATCTCAGATAATGAGAAAGATAATCCATATGCACCTTATGATGGATATAGTAGTAGCAAGGTTATCCCAGGTGGAGGTTACTTATTAGCTGTAGCAAGTGGAGGTAATGAATTTTACACAAACACATGGACTAGTAGATATTCCAGTAACAGAGACAGAACTTTAAAAACTACTCCTAATAATTCAAGCGATACTATTGGTATTTCTAAGAAGTATAAAGGATGGGACGGAACTGGACTTTACAATGTAAAGAGAATTGCAGAAGTTGCAGATAGAGCAGTTGTAATTAATATTGATTTATTACAACAAAAGTATTCTACAGCCAACAAAAGAGATGAAAGATCAGCAGCAAAAGCAGGAGCGATTGCATTCAAATCTGATAAAGACTTCAAACAAGAAAACAAAAACAGATACACTCAAATTTTAGCTACTAAAGCAGCTGCATTACCGTTAGATAAAATGGTTTCAGATGCAATTGATGAATTAGCTAAACAAATACAAGATGGTTTAAAAGCCGGAGAGAAAACTGAATACGGAGAAATCTATATCGGTAAAAACAAAAGAGGTTCTACTGTAAAATTAAAAGATGCTTCTTCACATATGTCATCTATTTTAGATGATTACTCAAGATACTGTGATTATATCGCAAGATCTGAAGAGTCTGAACAGAGATATGGCACTGGTGAAAGATGGTACGAAAGAGAAGCTAAGACATACGCTAAATCTATTAAGGATAGAATTAACAAAATTAAAACATTCGATTACGCTTGGTAATTAATACAATAAACAAATAATATAGAGATGAGACATATTAAATTATTCGAACAGTTTCTTAACGAAGCAACATTAAAAGAAGGAAGAGACGAAGCATTAGCTAACGCTATTCTTGCATACTTTTATGCAGTTGAAGGAACACCAGAAGGTGACGCCGTAAGAGCATTACCTGGAAATCCAATTAGATATGATGGACAAGTAGGTGAACAAGCTGGTTTAAGCGGATGGGGAAAAGATGTTGTAAAAGATTTATCAGGTGCTAGAAGATGTCCTTCTGACTTCATGCTGGGCAACGTTGTAACAATAGCAGCAAGCAACGGTAACTCATATTACTTTGATGGTGGTGAATTCGTAGAAGGTGATAAAACTATTATTAGAGGAACTAATAAAATGAAATACAGAGAATTTATCGGTGAACTTATTAAGTTAAAGATAATCGAAACTCCAAAGTATTAATAATGACAAATTCATTTAATTCATTCGTAGAAGAGAACATAACTCCAGCCAATATGGCAGGTATGGGACCAGTTGCACTTCCAGTTGATGGAGCAGACGGTTCTCGTGGATCAGGAGATGTTCCTGCTGGAAGCGGTGATGCTGAAGAAGAATTTAAGAAAAGAAAAAAAGAAAGAGAAGCTATGGAAAGAGAAGCTATGAAAAAAGAATCTAATAGTCACATAAAAAGTTTCGAAGCATTTTCATTTGATTTTGAAGGAACAGACATTAGAAATCCATTTACAGATGAGACTGCAAGACAAGACGTAGAGCCAAAACAATATTACGGAAAAGATTATGCCAAGTCAGATATTAAGAAGATTATTGACGCTAGTGAAGAATTTATTAGTAAATACAATGAATGGAAAGAATATAAGCCGTTAGATGCAGATGAAGATTTACATGCAGATTATGGTCAATTCGTTAAAGCATCTTTGGAAAATCTAAATACATTAGTTAAAAAGTTAGGATAATTTAAGTATCATCGAATTAAACTAAGAGAAGCCCGCTTTATGCGGGTTTTTTTATGCACGAAACTTTTTTTAAAATAAGTCACTCCAGATTTTTTTATGTCAAAAACATTTTGTATATTAGCAGTATAATAATTAAAGAAAGAAAGAATTGACAAAAGAAAACTGCCAAAATACAATAAACAAAGTATATTCTAAAATAAAGAATCATTACGGATTATCTAAATTTCACACTGAATTTCCTGAGGTTAAGATCCACCATAACATATATGCTAGAATAACAGGTATCGAAGGCATGGAAGGCGAGTGTGATCCTGATGCAGATTTCGAAAGAGAAACCAATACTATTTGGATCTATTACCCAAAAGCAATAAATGAACAGTGGATAACTGAAACGATTTTACACGAATACACACACTATTTACAAGACGGCAAAGAATTTCAAAGACTTTATGACGAGGAAGGATATGAGTATATTAATCATCCATTTGAACTAGAAGCTATCGCTGCAGAAAAAAACTGGAAACTTTTTTTAAAATAAGTCACAAAAAGCTTTTTTATGTCGATTATTTGTGGTATATTAGTAGTATAATAATTAAAGAAAGAACAATGGCTATACCTAAAATTTACAAACACGGAATCGAAATCACCAAACCTTGGTCAAAAGAGATGTACAAGTACAATGAAAATGTACAATCGCACATGATCAAAGATATTGAAATCGCTATCAATATGTTGACTGATATTGAAACTGCTAACGTATTAGCAAAGATCATTAATCCATATGGATATGGTGAAGGCTACGAATTAGAAGACATGAAAGAAGACATGTTAAAGAATGCACAATATGCTGAACTGTATTGGTTATCAGAAATCTGGAACGATTTAATAGAAGCTGGTTTCACAAAGCCATATTTCGGTGAATATGAAGGAGATTCGGAAGTTGTTACAACGGTTTTCAATATCATTGGATTTGAATCAAGAGAAGAAATACTAGAATTAAGAACTAAATTCGCATAATATGAAAAAGATAAAAGCAAAATTATTGACATACCTATTTACTGATTGGGTAAAAACTGAAAAAGACGTTGACATTTTACTTATGACTAAGAAAATGATCGATGATCGTAAAAACGAAATAGTAGGTCACACGCCTATTATCGGATTCAGAACACATAGCATGCACACTAACCAAAAAATACAATAAACATGGCACATAAATTATTTGACAGACACGAATGCTTTACATCAGAAATGATGACTATGACAATGGATGTTATTAAAGCAACTGAAGACGATTCATTAACAAACATGGCTTATGGTCTTTTTGACGGCTACTTATATGAAGATTTATTGCCTAGAGCTATTAAGCTTGGAGTAAGTAAAGAAATAGAAAATAAAATCAGAGGTTTGAAAAAAGCAATTGAAATGTTTATTCAAGTAACTTCGCCAGCAGAAAACATTTAAAAACATGGAAACATTTGACAAACTAAAAGTAATTAAGAAAGAAGTACAGAAATTCTTCGATGACAGTGCAGAACAATTCATTCATGACAATGACATTATATCTTGGGAAGAAAAGCATGTTGTAGAAACAGGCACTCAGATCATGGCCAAGAAATGGAAAGTTTCTGAAAATTGTGGAGGATTTGTAGATTCAGTGGTAGCAAACGACCTAAGCAAAGCCATGGCAAGTGCAGACAATATAAACCAACATGCTGTCAGATTCTACTGTGCTATGATGTATAACTTATCTAGACCTAAACGTGTATAATACTAACATTGTAACGCAACTTGACCACCAGCGCAGGTGCAGCACACAAAGAGCTGAAAATATATTTAAACAATTTCAGCTTTGTGTGTATAATAACTAAATAAATCATATGTCTAAGAATACAAAAACTAACATTTTATCAGAAGCAAATGACATAGTCAATAATCGCTCTGAAGAAAAATCACGTCAATATGGTCCTTTTGAAGAAGGTATGAGACGAGCTGCTATGATATTTAACGGTATGACTGGCCAAGACTTAAACGGTTCAGATATGTATGCCGCATTAGTAGCACTTAAACTAAGTCGCCACTCGTATAATTACAAGCAAGACAATTTATTAGATGCTGTTGCATATTTAGGTGCACTAGATAATTATGTTGAAAAACATGGCTATAAAGAAAATGAAGATCCATTAAAGTAAAATTATGACAGAATTAACATTTTTCACAGAACAGGAAACCGATAAGTCGATCAAAGTCGGCATTTGTGCATTGGTTGGTAAAATTAGTCCTAAGATCTCATCACATAAAGGTGCATGGGCTCATATGTTATTAAATCAATTACAAAATGCAGGATTTGATAATGCAGAAGTAATCACGTCTAACCAAACTGATTGGAATGACTATGATGCAATCCTTATTGATCATGGTATGGAATTTAAAGGAACCTTTAATATATTTGGAGGATCTAATGACGATTTATATCATCAGTTGATGAGATTGTTCACACCTGTTAAATTATATTCTTTACACCATGATATGCCAGATATCGGTAACTTAATTAAAACAAGACTCAATGCTGGTACAGATTTATTTAAAACACTTGAATCTAGAATTGAAGAAGCTACTGAAATTTGTAAAACTATTCAAAGAACTGATCACATAGAGAAAACTCAAAAATTATGTTTTGGTGATAGTCACTCTTTTGGAATGTATCAATCTGGATATATGTGTCAAAGACATGATGGACTAACAATGCACGGCGCATTTAAAAAAGGTTTACAAAGTTATGTTTATCCATGGGTAAATGAACTTACCGTTTATATAGGTAACATTGATGTTAGACACCACTTGATGAGACAAAGTAATCCAAGCGCTGCTGTTAAAACACTCATAAAGAGATATGAAGAAGAACTCATTGGATTAGGTATTAGTAATATTGAAATTGTTAATGTTTTACCTATTGAAAATGAAAGCAGACCATTACCAAAAACAGGATATTATAAAGGAACTCCATTTGCTGGAACTTGGGCAGAACGTACAGCTTTAGTTAAAGAACTTAACGAAGGCATTGAAGATATGGCACAAAGAAATAATTGGAAAATCTATAAACATCCAGAAGTTTATTTTAATGCCAAAGGTGAATTAACATTTGATGTTATGGAAAAACCAAAGTCTGTACACATCTCTAGAGAATACTATAGATGGAATATGGAAAAGAATGAATCTAATAAAAACTTAATTAAACAAACGTTATCGTTATTCTAAAATGAAACTAGACGAAAAATTCAACATAAAAATTACTTATATAACATCTGGCGAATCAGAAGTTATTGTAGTAGAAACAAAAGACATCGAGTGGTCAATGAATCAATTTCAAAGAAACAGACCACCACTCAAGTGGACAATTATAGATTAATATGCAGATAACAACAACCAAGTATTACGACGAATTCTTAAGATATTTTGATCTAGCTAAAAAACAACAAGAGCTTAGTAATCTTGGCCATGTTCCACATGCAGAATCAGATCTAAATGACGAACTCATGCATCACATAGAACTATATGATGTAGTAGAGCGTAAGTATGCTGGTTTCTCTGCAATAATTAATGATTGCTTTTATGGTTGGAATTCAGATCATCCATATTGGTCAAGAATGGAAGCTGGATTATACACTCCTCAAAGAATGGAAGTTGCCAATAATTGGAATTCTAAAAGAGATGAATTCGGATTAGAAGAATGGCTTTACATTTTTATATTACATAGAGTTTGTGGATCTGCAATTAATTATGCAACCAAACCATCTGGTTATCACAACACTATTTTATTTAAACTACATGAATGTGAAACGATAGAAGAAATGTGTGATGTGATCAAACATCATCCAACACCTTTTTACACATCAGTAGGTTATCAATTTCCAGCATTTCCAAAACCACCAAAACCAGAAGTTAATGAAGATTCATTCGTTGGCATGTCAGGTTTTACAAAACCAGAATATGTGTATAAAAGAGGTGGGGATTATTTCTTATGTGAATTTGCACCAAGAATGGCCAGAGACATGGCAAACTTCTTAAGAGAAGGTGATAAAAAAGACTTAAGAGAATTGGGTGAATGGATGTTTAAGTGGAATGCAGATAATGGCTTAAGAGCTTATAGATTTCAATATGCTGCAGTTATTGCAGATGTTTGTGATTGGTACCCAGAATTTATGAACAGAGAATCAATGTTTTATTATGGTACTAATGCAGTAGAATGTATTGGCTATCTTGCAGATCCTGTAGAAAAGAAAGGTAAGAAATCAGAAGAGTTTTTAGATGCAGTTATGGCTAAGATTTATGAAGATACTGGATCGCTTCCATATAATGCCGAAGATGTTGCATGTGATTTTATTAGATGGATTGAAAACTATTTAAGACCTGGAAAAGATTATGCACATATAAACATGGACACTTTGTGGAATTCCTCCTCTATTAAAGATCATCCATATGGTAGACAAAAGGCTATGTTAGATCTAGGCTTGGTAAAAACATTTAATGATATGACTCAATTTCCATCTGATGACAAAGTTTTACAAAGCGCAGGCGTATCAGTTGAAGAATATAAAAAAATGGTAGCAAAGACATGAGTGAGAAAACAAAAATAAAAGAAGTCGAACCAAAAATCAAACAAACACCAGATCAAGGTGTTTTGTTTACGTTTGACGATGATGTTAATCAAGAATATAGAAACATCACATACGAGGGAACTAATACAGATATTGAGTTTAAAAAGAAAAAGCCAAAAGAAAGTTGGATGAAAGATTGGTCTGAAGAGATGAGGCTAGCTAAATTCTTTGAATTCTGCCATGAGTTTGATAAGAGAGAGGACAAGTTGCTTCTAGAAGATTACCAGATATTTTCACATAGATTACACTGGCATGAACATCCTTATTGTTATATGATGCAACATGAAACTGATTTAGAAAAGTTATTGTATTATACGATAGTATTCTCGTTCTCTAATGAGCATTGGGGAACTATCACCAGATTAATCAATGAGGGTGAAGAAAAGACTAGAGAACATTTTGTAGAAAACAGACATGCTAGAAACGATTTATTTCAAATCTATTATCCTAAAGGTACAATAGTTAAAGATTGGTTAATTGAAGGTCCTAGAAAAGCAGCTAAAGATATGGTTCACATTCTTGAGAATTTAGAAAGACCATATACTATGATGGAATTTGCTAAATTATTAGAAGCTTATTTTAAAGAACACCAAAATTTCAGATCTCCATTATATCCATGTAAAAACACTGCAAGATATGTGGCAATGAGTAGACCAGATCTTGTAGATCCTGAATCTGTTTTATTTGGTGGAACTGGACACTTTGATGGTATGCAACAAATATTTGGAGGAGTTAATCTTAATGGTAAGGTTAAATATTCAATTGATATTGACGGTCAATTTATTGCAGAAAACAAACATGCTGAAGAATGGATTAGACAAATGGATCTTTTGGTAAATCATCCAAACAACCCAATGGAAAGCCAAAAATACTTAAACGTAGAAGACAAAACTTGCTTCTTCTATAAGCACATCGCTATTAGCCATGGCATTAAATCACCAACTAAGAGAATACCATACACGTGGATATTTGATGGTGAATTTAATCTGGCAAAAAACCCCGACAAAGAAATTAATGTTAACGCAGATACAACTCGCCACCTATGGGGCAGAGACTATCCAAACGAATAAATATATGGCACACAACAAACACACAGAAAGTTTACAGAATCAAGATCTTAATTTAATGATGCCTAACCGACAAGCTTGGTTAGATTTAGCAGGAGATTGGGAAGATCCATTTCCAGCTCCTATTATTACTGAACATGATGGATTAAAGGTAGTAAGAGAAGATTTAATGGGATTTGGATCTAAATGTAGGTTCGGAGATATTTTAGTACAAAAGGCTCCAACAGATACGTTAGTATATGTACAACCAAGATATGGATTTGCAGGCATCTCACTTGCATATTTAGCAAAGAAGTATAATAAGAAATTGGTTTTATTTAGCCCATCTCAAAAAGAAATTTCAGATCATCAAGCAATTTGTATCGAAAGAGGTGCAGATATGAAGTTTAGAAGGATAGCGGCAATGCCAAATCTAAATGCAATCGCAAAAAAATGGGCAGAGGCAAACAATGCAACTTTTATTCCACTAGGATTAAAACATGAATTGGTAACAGCAGCGGCAGTAAAGGTTGCATATGATCTTGCAGAAACACATGGTTATCCAGAAGAAGTTTGGTCAGCTATCTCTACAGGTGTATTACAACGTTCTTTACAAATTGCATGGCCAGATGCAGACTTCAATGCAGTTGCAGTGGCACGTAACATTAAGAAAGGTGAAAGAGGTAGAGCAACAATGTGGTCACATCCTAAAGCGTTTAATCAAAATGTACACCCTTCTAATTTCCCTCCATTTCCATCAGCACTTAACTATGATGCAAAAGCTTGGGAGTTTATGAAAAAGCATGCAAATCCTGGAGCATTATTTTGGAATGTAGGTGGAGATCCTAAGCCAGATTTTATTAGAACTAAAGAACACACTGATTCTCAAAGAGAATGGGGAGAAATTAGAGACGAAGAGATGAAACAACCACTAATTAGATCATAGAAATAACATATAAAAAATAATCATGGCGAACATAGACAATAAATGCGCAGATCTTGATATTCAAGATTATCACAAAGATACCAAAGACACATTTGGTTTACTCTTTGACAAACAAAAAGAATTACAATCTAGATTAGGTTTCAATTTCGATGGTTGGACTATTAAAGAAATCGCAGATTTCTGGATGGTTAACAAACACGCAATGAGCGATGAACTAAATGAGATGTTCGATGCACTAGGTGGAATCAATGATGGTATTGGTAACGCAGGTTGGAAATACTGGAAAAAGGACAATGCTAAGACTCCTGAAATGAAAATTGAAGATCTTAGTAAAGAAGATAAATTAGAGTTATTTTATGAGTGGATTGACGGTCTTCACTTCTATATGAACTTTGCAATTTCTATTGGCATGACAAGTAAAGACATTGTTAACTTGTACATGGCTAAAAATGCAGAGAATCACGACAGACAAGAAAGAGGATATTAATCACACAACACACTCAAAAATATGCTATTAGATATAGAGCAAAAAGAAAACGAAGTTATTATCAGTTATTACGACAAAGAAGGCAAGGTGTCATTCAAGAGGTACTCTGTTAATAAATTTGAAAATTGGGTAGTTACTGAAGAAAAGGATCGTTGGAAAGATATTAAATTTAGAAACTGGGATAATCGCCCAATTAAGAGATCTATCTCAAAAAGTTTTAATAAATTTAGTTTGCTTTATTTTATGGATTCTCTACCACAGAAGGATCAAGATGAAATCTTCGAATTTAATATGCCACGTACATACTTTGTGGATATTGAAACTGAAATTGTAGATGGTTTTCCAAAAGCAGAAGAAGCTAAAACCAGAATTCTATCATTCTCTATCATTACACCTGAACGTAAAGCAATTGTTTTAGGTTTAGAAGATATGAGTTCAGATCAAATCAAAAAGATTGAAGATGATACCAATGCTCATTTTAAAGATTATGATCAGGATTGGGAATTCAGTTATTACAAGTTTGATGACGAGTATAACATGGTATATACATTCTTACATAAGTTTCTACCTAAGTTCCCAATGATGACTGGTTGGAATTTCATCAACTATGACTGGCAGTATATAGTTAATAGGTGTAAACGATTACAAATCGACCTGACTGACGTGGCAATCACAGGATCATTAGATAGAAACGATAGTAGACCATTGCACATGGGAATTTTAGATTACATGCAATTGTATGATAAATATGACAGATCAGTTGCCGTAAAAGAATCTAATTCATTAGATTTTGTTTCTAGTGCAGTATTAGATGTTGCAAAGATTAAATACACTGGTGGTTTACAAGAACTATACGAAAATAACTTCCAAAAATATATTTACTATAACGTGGTTGATTCATGCCTAGTATATTATATAGATAAACAGCTTAGATCGATGGAAGTACTTTTGACATTAGCAACTATTACAAGAATGCCACTTTATAAAGCAGCATCTCCTGTGGCAGTAACTGAAGCACTTATAGCTAGAAAACTAATCGGTCAAAACAAAAAGATTGGAATGGAATGGAATAAAGAAGACGCTAAGAAAGATGGTAAATTCGAAGGAGCATTTGTTAAACAACCTATTGTAGGTTATTACTCCGGAGTTTCTGCTTTTGATTTCGCATCTCTATATCCATCAATTATGCGTCAATTTAATATATCTCCGGATGCATTCGTTGAGCAAGTAAATGAAATAGATATTCCAGAAAGAAGAAAGGACAAGGAAGTAATTGTTTGTGAAAACGGAGTTGTCTATAGAAAAGAAGATAGTATTCTTAAAAAAATATTGGCAGATTTATACGGTCAACGTAAAGAATATAAAAAGACTTCTTATGAATATTACGAAAAAGCCCACGAACTAGAAAAAAAATTAAAGTCCTAAATTTAGAAAACATGAATAATAGTCTGATATATAATAACACTAGCAGCGCTGCTATTATTCATACATACATCTAAATTATAGATTAGACTGGGTCTTTATAAAGGCCCATTGTAGTCTCAACTGGATTCTGTAAAAAAACTAAACAAAATAATAGCAATATGTCAAATCTCTTTAAAGAACGTGTAGAATATAAGCCGTTCGAATATCCTGAATACTATACCGAAGGTTGGCTTAAACAAGCACAAGCATTCTGGCTACACACTGAAATCTCAATGCAAGGTGATGTAAAAGACTGGAATGAAAACCTAATGCCACATGAAAAGAACTTAGTAGGCAATATTCTTTTGGGTTTCGCCCAAACCGAATGCGCAGTATCTGATTACTGGACAAACATGGTTACCAGTTGGTTTCCTAAACATGAAATTAGACAAATGGCAATGATGTTCGGATCACAAGAGACAATTCACGCTGTTGCATATTCATATCTTAATGAAACTTTGGGTTTGGAGGATTTCGCAGCATTTCTTCATGAGCCTGCAACTGCTGAGAAGTTTGAATTCTTAACTTCAACAACAGCTAATTACACACATGAAGATTTACAAACAAATCCTGTAGCAAGAAGGGAAGTAGCAAGATCATTGGCTATTTTTAGTGCATTTGCAGAAGGTGTTTCTTTATATTCATCGTTTGCAGTACTTTACTCGTTTCAAATGAGAAACTTATTAAAAGGTATTGGACAACAAATGAAATGGTCAGTAAGAGATGAATCCTTACATTCAAAAATGGGATGTCAGTTATTTAGAGAAATGTGTGGTGAATATCCTGAACTATTTGAAGAGATTCATGCAGATGTAATTAAAGCAGCCGAATATATGGTTGAAATGGAACATAAGTTTATTGATAAAATGTTTGAGCAAGGTGATCTCGCTAACATGGAAGCAGAAAACTTAAAGCATTTTATTGTTAAAAGAGCTAACGAGAAAATAGCTGAACTAGGATATAAAGATGGTCCATTTATGGAATTAGATAATGATAAAGCAGGAGAATTAGATTGGTTTTATCATTTAACAGGTGGACATACACATACTGACTTTTTTGCAATCAGACCTACTGATTATGCAAAAGCAGGAGAAGACGAAAACTGGGACGAAGATGATTTGTTCGATTAATATAATAAATAATAAAAATGTACAGAGATAAAAATAAAAGCGAGGAACTCATTAGAGAAGAAAACATTAAGCTAATTAAGAATAATCTAGTGTCCGATTCAAATACAAAGAACTTTGGAGAAGAATTAGGTTGGGAATTAGGTGTGGATTTCCCAGTTTGGGGAAACACAGAAATTTATATTAAAACAATAAGTAAAGGATATTGTTACCAGGACGAGACGCCAAAAGATGCATATTGGAGAGTTGCTACTACTATAGCAAAACGTTTAGGCAAACCTGAATTTGCATCGAAATTTTTTGATTATATATGGAAGGGTTGGTTGAATCTAGCCTCACCTGTACTTTCAAATACTGGATTAGAAAGAGGTTTACCTATTTCATGTTTTGGTATTGATGTTGCTGATTCAATTCACGACATCGGTGCTAAAAATCTAGAGATGATGCTACTTGCCAAACATGGTGGTGGTGTAGGTACAGGAATTAATCAAATTAGACCAGCAGGTGCAAAAATTACAGGAAACGGTACATCAGATGGAGTTGTACCTTTTTGCAAAATATTTGACTCTACAATACTTGCCACTAATCAGGGTTCTGTTCGTAGAGGAGCAGCAAGTGTTAATATTGACATTGAACATGCTGATTTCTGGGAATGGCTAGAAATTAGAGAACCTAAAGGTGATGTCAATAGACAATCATTGAACTTACACCAATGTGCAGTAATTCCAGATGGTTTTATGCAAAAGGTTGAAGCTGGTGACAAAGAATCTCGTAAAAAGTGGGCTGCGCTCTTAAGGAAGCGTAGATCTACAGGAGAGCCATACATTATGTATAAAGGAAATGTCAATAGAGCAAATCCAGAAGCATACTCAAAGAATGGATTAAAAGTCTATATGACTAACATTTGTTCAGAGATTACATTACATACGGATGAGAATCACTCATTTGTTTGTTGTCTTTCTTCTGTAAACTTAGCCAAGTACAACGAGTGGAAAGATACTGATCTTATTTACACAGCAACTTGGTTTTTAGATGGCGTCATGGAAGAGTTTATTCAAAAGGCTAAATTCATGAGAGGATTTGAAAATTCAATTAGATCTGCAGAAAAGGGTAGAGCACTAGGACTTGGTGTATTAGGATGGCATACATATTTACAAGAAAAGAACATTCCGTTTGATTCTTTATCAGCTCAATTCGAAACACGTAAAATCTTTTCACAATTAAAGATAGAATCTGAAAGAGCATCGAGAGATCTAGCTACAGAATATGGCGAACCATTATGGTGTGTAGGAACTGGAATGAGAAATACTCACTTAAGAGCTATTGCTCCAACAGTAACTAATTCTAAACTTAGTGGAAATGTTTCTCCAGGTATTGAGCCATGGGCAGCAAATCTATTAACAGAACAAACAGCTAAGGGTACTTTTATTAGAAAGAACCCAACATTAGAAAAGGTTTTAGACACAATTGGTAAGAATACTAAATCAACATGGGATAAAATCCTAGAAGACGGAGGATCAGTATTGGGATTATCATGGATAGAAGATTATTTCGTTTCATCGTTCTCAGATAATGATGGTACTTCAGGTATTCAAAAACCATTGACTAAAAAGCAATTAGAAAAATTACCAACATTAGAACAAGCTGATTATATTCCAATGTCAGACGTGTTTAGAACATTTAAAGAAATTAATCAATTAGATTTGGTTAGACAAGCAGGAATTAGACAACAATATGTTGATCAATCAGCAAGTTTAAATTTAGCCTTCCCAAAAGAAGCTGAGCCAAAGTTTATTAATCAGGTACATTTAGAAGCATATAGAAAGGGTGTCAAGACATTATACTATATGAGAACTGAATCTGTTCTTAGAGGCGACATCGCCGCAGCAGCAACTGATCCAGATTGTGTAGCATGTGATGGATAAAAAATAAAGGTGTGGTTAAATCCACGCTTTAGGACCGGGATAGTTCTCGGAACGAGGCCAGACGTATCGCTACTGTCTGGCCTCACTTTTTTGTCACCAATTGTCATATTAACAATTAAATGTTAATTATTTTAGATAAAATGTGAAACCTTTTTTATTTAGCAGGTATAATAGTCCAATTAACAAAGAAAAATGAACACAACTTCATTATACTTATTAACAAAGACTGCTAAAAATAACAGCAGCACATCTATCTTTACTCCTAGAACTGTTATCACAGACTGATAGATTTATTTTAACCAAAACATTTTAATATGAAAAATTTTATTTTAACATTAGCCCTTGCGGCTTTGACAACATTCGGTGCTAATGCACAGAATACAAAAGGTGACTGGTACGTAGGTACTGGCGATATTGCTAACACGGCTTGGACTGAATTATCAATCCAACCAACGATCGGATATGCATTCTCGGACAACTATATGGTTGGAATGAGCGTTGCACAAGCTGACTCAACTGAAGACATGGTCTTAGGTCTAGAAGGAAGATATTTCCATAAAGGATTCTTTGGATATGTAGCACTAAACGATTTTGATTTCGATCAACTTCAATTAGGTGTAGGTAAAATGTTCGCATTCCACAAAGGATCTATGTTTGTAGATCCAAAAATCGTTTACGATTTAGGAATGGAAACAACTAACCTTCAAATCGGATTTGGTTTAAAGTTCTAAACTAAAACTGATTTGGTTAAAAGCTAAGCCCAAGTTTCTAGGATCTTGGGCTTTTTTTATGAAACAAATCACAACTATCACATAGAATAATAAATCATTATCAAAAAACAAATAATTATGAAATTAAAATTAGATCGTATTGACCAGCATGCTTTGACAGCATTCATCAACCGAGTAAAACCAATTGATTCTTTCATTTACATGAAAATTGCAAATGGACAAATCAACTCAACAGTTTATCTTCCACAAAGAGATGCCGTAAAGCATCATTCAGTAGAAGTAAGCACAATCTTCCAAGTAGACGCTTGGCCAGAAACTGACAAAGAAATGAAGATTGCATTCTTTGAAGGTAACAAAGTGATCGAAGCTATTAAGCATTTCGACGCAGACGCAATTAAAGGTGAAATTGAATTCATCGAAAACGACAACGAATTAGTAGCAGCATCGCTACGTATTTTTAATGACGAACTAGAAATTACTCTAGCTTGTTCAGAACCATCACTAGGATTTAAAGATCTTACACAAGAGCAAATTGATGTAATCTTTGCAAAAGATGATAGTACATTTGATTTTAACTTCGACACTCATATGATTGGAAAGGTTAAGAACTTATTCTCTCTTGACAAAGACGAAACATTTAGTATCAAATCAGATGTAACAGGAGTTAGCGTAAGCGGTAAATCATTTAGCGTTGTAATTAATCCAGATACAAGTGGAAAAGGTGAAGTAACAGTTTATAAAAAGTACTTAAACCTACTTGACAAAGACGAACAAACAGTACATGTTTCAGGATCAAAAGTTGTATTCAACTCAAATGATACAGATACATTATTAACAGTTTCAACTTGTCAAACAGCATAAGTATATGAACATCGAAGCTCTAGAAAATAAATCTATAGAAGAATTAACTGATAATGAGGCGAAGCTGCTTGTAGATCACTACAAGCAGCTCTCTGCCAAATATACTGCGTATGAACAAGCAGTTAAGTTAACACTTAACTCTATCTACGGAGCCTTCGGTAATAAGTGGTTTCACTTTTTTAACATTGACATTGCCGAGTCAATTACAAAACAAGGCAAGAATGCAATTCTTTATTCAGAGACTATTCTCAACAAGTATGTTAATGATTTTTGGCACAAAGATACTGCTGCACATAATCACTTTGGTATTAAAGTAAAAGGTAAAATTGAAAAACCATCAGTAATTTATATTGATACAGATTCTTGTTATGTACAGTTTCAAGATCTATATGAATCTATAATTTGGCCAGAAGAAACAGAGAAGATGGAAATCGACGTGTTTATTTTAGCACTTTATGGTTTTAGACTTAGAGATTATATTACTAAGTGTATGGAGAAATATGCAGACAAAAGAAATTCAGATAATTATTTGATGTTTGAATTAGAAGCACTTGCATATAATGGTATTTGGATGTCTAAGAAAAAGTATATTCAGAATATTGCATGGGACGATAAATTAGAAATTACAGACAGGCATACATCATTAAAGAAAATTAAAACAATTGGCTTTGATACTATCCAATCATCTACCCCTAAATTTGCAAGAGAGAAATTAGTAGAAGCACTTAAAATCATATTTAAAAGTAGAGTTACTCCAACCGCAGAAGATCTTCAATCATTAGTAGTCTTTATGAAAGAAACTAAGAAACAATTTAAACTTGCAGATATTGACGAGATCTCGTTTAATAGAAGAACTAATAATATAGACAAGTATATTGTAGATGATCAGAAGGAATTTCAAATTGGTTTAAAATGTCCAGCAAATGTTAAAGCAGCAGGATATTATAACTACTTACTTAACAACAATCCAAAATACAAAAACAAATATAAGGTTATCGGTAATGGTGAAAAGCTAAAGATTTATAATTGTAAATCACCAATATCAGAGGTATATGCATATATGCCAGGTGATCATCCTTATGAGATTGCACCAGAAATAGATTATGACACTCAGTTTGAAAAGGCCATGATCGACCCTCTTAACAGAGTATTGACAGCAATCGGTTTACAAACACTAGATACTAACCTAATTTACGCATCATCATTATTTTAAAATATAACAACATGAAAACACCAACTTTTTACGACACAGTTAAAGGATTAGCAAAGCAATTTCCCAATAATATGGAACTGGGTAATAGTATTAGATTATTGCTTTGGAAAATAGAAGAGGCTAATCAACCTGATCCAAATCAATTAGAAATACAATTTCCAGAAGAAGTGTAATATGCACGTAGAATTAACAGATAGACAAAAAGAATATGTTGAACAATATCAATATATTCTCAATAGACTCAACGAAATACAGAATGAGCTATCTTCACTGGGAACAGAGTCAACTTCTCTTATTAGTAGATTACAAGAAATAAGAAACGCGGAATCTGTTGAATTTCCAGACGCAAACTTAATAGACACACTTAAGAAAGCCGACAAATAAGTCGGTTTTTTTATTTAGAAACAAATAAGGTTATGATGATATAACCTTAAACAAAACATTTATTTACATGGCAAAGAAAGATTTTAGTTTCGCAGACATAAATTCAGAGTTAAAGACATTGAATCCAATGGGATCAATTATGGCTGACTCTACATTTAGTGAAGTTACAGAGTGGATTGACACTGGTAATTTTCATTTAAACGCATGTGTTAGTGGTTCACTATTTGGTGGATGGCCTAACAGTAGAACATGCTCAATAGCTGGACCATCGGGTACAGGTAAAACATTCTTAGTATTAAACTCTGTTAGAAAGGCAATTGAAATGGGTTACAACGTAATCTACTTTGATTCTGAAGCAGCTGTCGATAAAGATCAAATGGAAAAGTTTGGGATTGACGTAACAAAAGTTAATTACCAACCCATTAATACTGTTCAAGAATTTAGAACATCAGTTACTACACTTACTAGCAAAATGCAAGAAGTAAAACGTAATGGTGGAAAAACACCAAAGATCATGATGATTCTTGAT